CTTAATAGCAGCCTTATGTTTGTTTGATAGTTTCATGCCTTGCCTCCTAGTAGTGGTATGTCAAAGAAATCTGATTTGTTGTCTTGATCTTTTTTGAAGCTGATATGAATGTGATGGTTATGTTGGTTGATGCCTTTGTATTTACGCCAACGCCATCCCAACAATGACGATGCAATCTTGCCTTGATGAATTACATAACTGATGCGCCCGTTGGTTTTCCCGTATTGTCGAACTTGATCTGCCAAGTATGTTGAAATCCCTTTGTCGTCAGAAATCCGAGCGTCAATATCAATTGCTCGCACGCATCCGTTTGTGTCTGGGTTGTGGTCAGATTTTCGTGCGCTATGTCGAGAATCACCAATCCACCCATCAGATTTACGCAAACGCTCTGGGAAGGAATCATCTACTTGCTCTCTAAATTGAACAGCAGATTTTGATAACCAAGGCTTCATTAGCCAAGCAAAACTTGTAGTTCATCAGCTGTCAAACCAAGTCGATCAGCAATGGCTTGGCGTGCTGCTGCCTTTGCTTGGGCTTCGGATTGCGCTGCTGCAATTTCTTTTGATGCTGCTTCTCTTTCCTTTTTTTCAGCAACAGTTTCATCTCGCTCTGTAATTGTTTCCTCGCCTGTTAAAGCATTAAACTCTTTTTCAATTATTTTCATGATTCTCCTTATGCGGTTGTGTAAACATAAATTGTTCCAGCATCAAAGTTTCCTGTGCTTGAAGTTATGCTAACTGATGAAATTACAGCAGTATCATTAAATAATCCGCCCATAACATATTGTCTTTGAGTGTTGCTTCCGCTTATGTTTGCACCAGTTGCCATATTAAAAACTTTCACTCCAGCAGTATTGCAACCACTTAGCAATAAATAACCATTTACACGACCGGAAGCAGCAGCAGATTGCATGCCAAACTGAATTTTCGTATCGGCTGTAGATGACTGATCTCCAAAGTTATCGGCTGACCAAGCTGCTTGAGCGCTGTTGTTAATACCATAATAACTATACTTTGCACCGCTGTCTGAGTTAAATGTCATTCTGAATTGAGCAGAAGCATTTGCTGAACTTGCACTATCAACAATTACCATTATTTGATCTTTGCCAGAAATTCCAGAAACAGTTATTGTAGTGGCTGCGGTTAATGCAGTTCCACCCGCATTTAATAATGACCAATTTGCGTTTGTTGCCGGTGTTGCCCAAGAAGGAACTCCAGCTGCAACAGTTAAAACTTGACCAGTAGATCCAATTCCTAATCTTGTGTTTGTGTTAGCAGTCGATGAACGATATTCAACATCGCCAAGAGTTGTAGAAGGGTTTAAGTTTTTTGTAGTTGTATCAACTGAAGTGCCAAGGGAGCGGATCGCTGATGCGCCATCCTTGACTAACCCAGTATCATCTGGGGTTGTCCAGCCGTAATTTGTAGTGGTTGCCATTTTTCTCCTATTATCAGGCTACGATTGTAGCGTATTCCCATGTCAAAGTATTGCTTAAAGTGTTCCAAGCCTCTGTAATTGGAACTGTATTCCATCTCATAGCCACTTGGCTAAACGCCACAGGCGATAGATTTATGGTCAAGAATAATTCATTAAAGCGTGTGCGCCAAGACCAACCCTCGACATAACCCTCAAATTCACCAGCTGAAATTTGTGTTGGCAGGTTTTGAATGTTTAACGGCTGACCCATGAAAACGCTCAAAAGGTTATCTCTATCGCTATCATCAATTTCGGGATTGGTTATCGGAAAGGTGATGGATTGTAAAGCTGCCAAAGGAAAGGCTCGCTGGGCAATGTATCTATCGGCTACTTCCTGAGCACTTGTCGCATCATGCAAAACTGAGTTGATGCTTTCGGCTTTGTAGCCATATAAAGCAATCGATGATGCACTTGAGGCAGTTTCTTGAGATCCAAAGTTATTGCCATAATTGATATAAATATCGTTTCGAATATCGGCTGATCTTGTAATTGTCGATAATCCTTGACTTAAAGCATGGTTAGCATCTAGATCAACATAACCATTGGCTAAAAGATAAGTCTGTCTGTGGTCGGCATCAGCGTAGCCAATATCTCCATTAGAGGATTCATACAAATAGCCAAATGCGCTGTCAGCAATAAAACTTGCAATGTTGTAAATGGTATCTGGCTCAGCTGCTCTGTTTTCCATTGTGTAAAGACCAGGTTGATCGATTTCCCCAAGTCCTTGATTTTCAGCGTTTAGCCAAGTGGTTGTTGCATCATAGGTTGCCCAAGTTGTAGCTGCTGGAACATCATTCCAAGATCCAAGCAAGACACTTGAAAGCAAATCATAAATCTGGTTGCCATCCTCATCCTGTGAGATTGTGCCGTTGTAGATTTCTTTGGCAAGTTTAACTAAAGATCCCATTGCTAAAATGCTGTAATTGACTACAGTTGCTACTGACCCGGTTGCACCAACCTCAACGGTAATATCAGTTATATCTCCACCAAATAAATTTACATAAGATCCTGAACTATTTTTGACTTGCAAACTCAAACTGTCATTGATAGCAAAAGGCAAGGTTTGACCTGATAAAGCAATTAAAGCAATTTGTAAATAAGATGGGTTAGGCTGAGAGTAAATATCGCTTCGACCTGATTGATGAGTTATATCAGCAATTGCAATGTCTGTGTAATCAGTTCCTGCAACAATAAGTTTCCAGTCTGGTGTCCAAACTGTCATTATCGAGCCCTAGTTATCCCGCTGTTGTAAAGCTGTGGAACTGATCTTGATGCGCTCTCATTCAAGACCTTGGCAACGGCTCTAGCTGCGCTTTCGCTATCTAATGCCTGAACTGTGATGTTATTTACTGTTGATCCGCTTGATCGACCTTCTCTAGCATTTGGATTATTTGGAATTTGTGGGATGCCGCCTGCCGATGGAGCAGGATTAGGGATTGATCCAAGATTAACACCAGGAATTAAATTAAGATATTTAATCAGTTCATTAGCAAGCATGACAACAAACCCAATTGCTTCTCTTACTAATGTAATAAATCCAGAAATTATTCCAGCCACTACCCCAATTGCTTTTCCAAAACTTTCAGCACCTCTTTGTGTTTCCTGTAATCCAGCACTTAACCCTTCATCACCAGTCAATCCTGCAATAAATGCATTTAAGGTTGGTATTCCTGTTTCATTTAAGAAGCCAATAAATCTTTCAATTTGTGGCAATAAAGCAACGCCTAGACTTTCCTTAGCCTCATCAAATCCAACTTTTAAGCGATCAATCTTGCCTTGGAAGGTTTCAGCGTTTGCAGCTGCTGCGCCACCATAAAGTTCAGATAATTTTGTTTGAACATCAGTAAATGACAAAGTTGAAAGTTCGGCTTTAGATAATCCAAGTCCTAACCTGCCAAGAGCTGTGGTATTGCCATCCTGAGCCTTACCAAGTGCATTAGCAACTTGTTCTAAATCTTTTCCAGATCCTTTGCTTATGTCTAAAGCCAAACTTAATAATTTCTGGGCTTGCTCAGTATCTTTTGTTGATACCGCCAATCTTTGCAACGCTGGTCTAAGTTCATCATCAGCAACACCTGTGGCTAAAGATGTCTTAAGGATCATGTCCTCAGTAGCCTTTATTTGGGCATCAGTAGCGCCTGTGGCTTCTTTTAATGCTCTTGCTAACCTTAACTGTGCTTGCTCATCCGCAATGGCAGCCTTGACCCCATCAATGGCTAATTTAGTGCCATAGGCAACGGCAGCAGCAGCAGCAACGGCAAATGCAGCAGCAGCCTTCTTTCCAAACTCGCCAATCTTGCTTGCATTACTTTCAACTGCTTTGTCAGCTTCTCCTAATTTCTTTTTAAGATCATCGACATCGGCAAGGATTGAGAGTTTAAGCGTGCGATTACCAGTAGCCATTAGACCCATTCCTTAATAATTCGATCAAAACTTTGTTCCCACTTGTTAATCAATTCAGGCTGAATTCTGCGAAGGGTTGGATAAATGAACCATCCTCGAGATCCACGACCTTGCCTTCCACTATAACTGGGAAACTGTTTGAATTTATTTGAACCAAACTCAATGCCACCCCATAGGGTTTGCGAAGTAGCACCACCTGAAAACTTTTGTCTTGCGAAGCCGTAGCTGAACTCACCGATTTTACTCGATTTAGAGATGCTAACGCCGTCTGCGACTCTTTCCGCAACCTTGCCAGCCTTTGTTCTAGTTCTAGCTGCCTGCTTAATTTCCTCTGATGCAAAATACGCCAAAGCAGCAGATTGCGCTCTTGCTTCTTCAGTAGCCTGCTCATCCATAAGTTTGAAGGCTTTGTAAATATCACGCAAATCTTTTTTGTTGTAGGCGATAGTTTCATTTGCCATACCTCGCCTCCAATACTTCGATCGCTGTTAAAATATCCTCTGCATCAACCCA